TCGTAAGTATTGGAAGAAAAAATCATACTTGTTCCAAGGTTTTGTACGTGAGAATCCTCTAACAGACGATCAGCCACCTACCAACCCAATCCGTAGATTCATTATTAGCCCTCAGATCTTTAATTTGATCAAAGCGGCATTGATGGATCCTGAACTAGAGAACATGCCAACTGATTACCAAGGTGGCTTGGACTTTACTATCAGCAAAACATCAAAAGGCGGTTATGCTGACTACTCAACAAGTAAATGGAGCCGCAAGGAATCTGCACTTACTGTTGAAGAAGCAACAGCCATTGAGCAGTTTGGTTTGTACAATCTTAGCGAATTCCTTCCTAAGAAACCAAGCGATGTTGAGTTGAAAGTAATCAAAGAAATGTTTGAAGCCAGTGTTGATGGACAAGCATATGACACAGAACGTTGGGGTGCTTACTATCGCCCACGTGGTGTTAATGCACCAGCAGGCGGCGCAGCTCCTGCAGCGGCACCAGCCAGTGCTCCAGTAGCACAAGTGGCTCCTGCACCAGCACCAGTAGTTGAAGACGAAGATGTTCCGTTTGAGGCAGATGCTCCAGTAGCAGAAGCACCAGCAGCACCAACTGCTCCTGTAACTACACCAGCGGCTGGCAGTCAGCGTGCAGAAGACATTTTGGCGATGATTCGCAACCGTCAAAAAACATCTTAATAAGTAGTTAAATGTTATCGTATATTGATCCGATAATATTTCCGGATCGCTGTGACGTGCTAGAAATAGTACCGTCACAGCGGTACGTCTATCCTATTTTCAAAAACGGAAGTAGTAGTCTCTATGCTTCTGGGTTTCGTGCTGTATCACAAGAAGAACTAAAATCCTTAGAAACTATCGATGTGTTTGTTCGTGATCCATGGCAACGTTTTGCCAGTGGAGTACAGACCTGTGTTGAGCATTTAAACTACGATAGAGAAACAGTATTACATTTCATTGAAACATATTTGTTTCTAAATAGACATTATTGTCCTCAGTTTCATTGGCTGTTGAATTTACAGAGATTCAGCAGTGCTAAATTAAGATTACTTCCATTAAATGAATTAAACAATATAGTTAGTATTCATGATAATGTACTAATAAAAGACTTGGAATTACAACAACGATTGGCAACAAATGAAAAAATACAATTTTATCTACAGATAGATAAAGTATTAACCAACGACCTACTAGGTCAAACGGTAGAGTTTAAAGATATTGTCAAAACTATACAACAACAACATCCTGATGTCTATCAAGAAGTAATTGGCAGATCCTGCGAGATAATCAAACATGTATTGTCCTAGATTAGATCATTTCGTTCGTCTTAACCCTAATGGCACTGTCAGCCGTTGTGGGCACATGACTAGAAATCCGCAGTTTGCTTCACTAGAGGACATGGAATCCAGTAAATGGTTAGCTGATGTTAAAGAACATATGGCACAGGGTGTTTGGCCTGTAGAGTGCGAACGCTGTATGCAAACCGAACAGGAAAATGGTACAAGCATAAGATTGTACGCTATAGAGTTTGATAAACAACAACACAAAGAAGATTACCTATCAATTGGCGGAGTGTTAGATAACATCTGTAATAGTGCATGTCTGTCCTGCGACGAATATCACAGTACACTAATTGGTGGCCTTAAATCAAAAACGTACCCTATTGTAGATAACTCTAATGCGTTTTGGCAATTACCATTGGATCGAGTAGTACACTTAGACATCAGTGGCGGAGAACCTAGTCATAGTAAAAACTATAAACATATTCTAGTGAACTTGCCACCTAGCATTAAGAGCATTAGACTAAACACTAACGGTAGCACAGTTTTAGAAGAACTATTACCCTTATGTGAGCGCGGAGTGCAGGTTACTGTAACAGTTAGTTTAGATGGTATCGGACCTGTACATGATTTAGTGCGTTGGCCCATTAAATGGGAAAAGTTTTATGCTAACCTACAAAGATATATGTCTATGCCAGTTATACTTAATACCTGGACTACAGTTAGCGCATTAAACATAGATGATATGCCTAACATACTAAATTTTGTTAGAGAGCACAAACTAGACCATAGTTATGCGTATCTTAAAGAACCATGGGAACTAACAGTTGAAAATAAAGATACACCAGAATCTCAAGCATACATACAAAAGCAAATGGAATTAAGAGGCATTAAATAATGAGTGACCTAAAGCCTTATAAAATATTAGAGTACGAAAATACTAATTTATTATCAGCTGGCATATATGATTATCTGATAAAACACACCAATGTTTCAACGAATAGAGTAGTTGGATGGATTTTTTTAGACACGCGAGATTTGTTAAAGCATGTTCCTGAGTTGTTGGTATTTTTCTCAAAATATAAACTATACGTTAGAGATTCAGCAATCACTATTGTAATAGATGATAGTAATTTACCACTGCACATGGATACTTTACCTGTAATAGCTAAAATTAATATCCCAGTAATTAACACACAAGGTTGGTCAAATCAATGGTTTGAAATTAACTCAGACGTACTAGCTAATATTAACTATGTACAAGATCGGTTTGGAAACCGTGTTGAAGATCTTAGTAACATAACAGATTCAGATTTAACCTTGCTAGATGAAGTCAAAGACATGGAACATCCAATGGTTTTTAATTCCAGAATACCACATCGTGTGGTTAATTACAATGCAAAAGAATTACCTCGAATCGTAGCAAGTTTTACATTTCATAATGAACCGTTGGATTTATTAAAATGAAAATTGCAATCACGGGACACAGTGCAGGAATTGGTCAGGCACTAGCTAACATTTATACAGCTCAAGGACATGAAATAATAGGGCTAAGTCACCGTGATGGAAATAATATACGTAATATTCCTAAGATTGCAGAATTAATTGAATCATGTGATATGTTTATTAATAATGCACAGGCAGGGTTCGCTCAAACAGAGTTGTTAATTGAAGTATGGCAACGCTGGCGCGGAAAGAAAAAAGTTATAGTCAATATCAGCACAATGATGACTCTAAACCCAACAACAGCAGATCATTATGAATTGTATCGCGTTGAAAAACTTGCACTTGAAGAAATGATGCGACAATTATATAACAAATCGCCGTGGCCAAAAATGACTTTAGTCAAACCTGGATCGGTGGCTACGCAACCTGGACAGACACAGCCTGAGTACGCAGATGTAACACGCTGGGCTACTGCGCTGGTTAATATACTTAACGTAGACAATGACCTGCACATTTTTGAAATTTCACTAGGTCCTAACTATGGATGAAAAAAGTTATCTAACTAATCGATCATTTTGTCCAATTCCATGGACTGGCCTAATGTACAATTTTAACGGCGATGTTAAAACTTGTATACGTAGTAGTGCGCCCATTGGTAATATAAAAGATAATTTGATACAAGAAATTTTGTCAGGTGAACTAAACAACGACACCAGAAATAAAATGTTAAACAATCAGCCGGGTAATCGATGTTCACCTTGCTATGATTTAGAAAAAGGAACAAAAAGTTTTGACATTATCAGCGACAGAATTTTTTATTTAAAGGAACTACGTGATGTTTCTAGAACTCTTTATGACGATCCTACTAATTTTAGTCTACACACTATTGATGTGCGTTGGAGTAATTTATGTAACTTTGCTTGTGTGTATTGCAGCGGTGAGTTTAGTAGTAGATGGGCTACAGAAACGGGCACAGTTTTTCAAACACCCGATAGTCTGCGACTAACAGAATTTAAGAACTATGTATTAGACAATGTTGATCAATTAAAGCATGTTTACCTAGCTGGTGGCGAACCGTTGCTTATGAAGGAAAACTTAGAACTGCTCAGATTGCTCAAAGAACGAAATCCTGACGTGAACCTGCGCATTAATACAAATTTAAGTAAAGTTGACACAAGAGTATTTGAAACTGTATGTGAATTTAAAAATGTACACTGGATTATCAGTTTAGAAACCATTGAAGAAGAATACGAATACATACGTTATGGCGGGTCGTGGGCAGACTTTGTAGAAAACTTGACAAAAATTAAAAAGTTAGATCATCGAGTAAGTTTTAACATGCTGTACTTTTTACTAAATTATCGCAGCATATTTGATTGTATTCGTTTCTTACAGGCACAGGGCTTTCACAATAATAGTTTTATAGTTGGTGCACTGCTAATGCCTGAGTATCTTAACGTTAGACACTTACCAGACCATATGCTAGTGCAGGCACAGAAAATTTTACAAGAAGAAATAGCCAAAAAACCTGGTTTTCTTCTTGAAAATGGACTTAATAATGTGTTACAATACACTATGAGTTCTATAGTTAAAAATACACAAGGTTGTCTTGACGCTATTGCAGATTTAGATCGCAGACGCGGACTAAACAGCCGTACAGTATTTAAAGAGTTTTATAGTTTAATAGAGGGCAAATAATCATGGCAAAACCATTTGACGTTAGTAAATTTAGAAAAAGCATTACAAAAAGTATCGACGGTATCAGTGTAGGATTTCGTGATCCGGACACGTGGATCAGCACAAACAACTATGCACTTAACTATTTGATCAGCGGTGACTTTAACAAAGGTATCCCAATGGGCAAAGTTACAGTGTTCGCTGGCGAGTCTGGTGCAGGCAAAAGTTTTATCTGTTCAGGTAACCTAGTAGCCAATGCACAAAAACAAGGTATCTATGTTATCTTAGTTGACACAGAAAACGCACTTGATGAAGCATGGTTACATGCGCTTGGAGTAGATACTTCAGAAGAAAAACTATTAAAGTTAAATGTTGCTATGATCGATGACGTAGCAAAACTAATCAATGACTTTGTTAAAGAGTATAAGACATTACCCGAAGATGATCGTCCTAAGGTATTGTTTGTTCTGGACAGTTTGGGCATGATGCTTACACCAACAGACGTTAACCAGTTTGAAGCAGGTGACTTAAAAGGTGACATGGGTCGTAAGCCTAAGGCATTGACAGCACTAGTTCGTAACTGTGTAAACATGTTTGGTGATTTGAACATTGGCTTGGTAGCAACTAACCACACATACGCAAGTCAAGACATGTTTGATCCAGATGACAAGATTTCAGGTGGCCAAGGCTTTATCTACGCTAGTTCTATTGTAGTTGCTATGAAGAAGCTCAAACTTAAAGAGGATGACGAAGGTAATAAGATTAGCGAAGTGCGTGGTATCCGTGCTGGTTGTAAGATTATGAAAACACGTTACGCCAAACCATTTGAAAGTGTACAGGTTAAGATTCCTTATGAAACAGGTATGAATCCTTACAGCGGTTTAGTAGATATGTTTGAATCAAAAGGATTATTGACTAAAGATGGTAACAGTCTTAAATACACTCTAGCAGATGGTACAGTTATCAAACAGTTCCGCAAGGCTTGGGAACGCAATGAGGATGGTAGCTTGGACAAAGTTATGGAAGATTTTACTAAAAATCCGCACAGAGATACTAAATCTGCAACCATTGAAGAGGAAGTAATAGAATGAGTTTAGAAGTAGATATCCTAAGTGAAATGTGGCTAACTGTTAAAGAGTATATCCCGCAAAAGGATAGACAAGCAGTAGCAGATCATGTGGTCAATGTAGTAGCTGATCACAGCATCACTGAACGAGACCTTAAAGCCTTTGGCTCAACTGACAGCTATTTAAAACGAGCTTTAGTAGAGTATTTAGGTGAAGAGGAAGTTGAAGAACCCGACTACGACGAAGATGACGAAAATTACTAATGTGGTATAATCGAATAGTACAAGATATTTCTGCGTTACCTGATTTCATATCTTATTATGAGCAAGAATTGGCCGCGGCTAAAAAAGAAGTTGGAGTCTACGGCAATATTGAAAAAGGCTTAGCTGGATTACCAGGAATAACTGAGCATCGCTTTAATCAATTACAAGAAATTGAAGCGGTGCTTAATTTACTAAACATACGTCTTAGAAAGATTCGTAAAGAACATTTTAAGAAATATCTAGAGGCCTACGCCCGAGCTTTAACCAGTCGCGACGCAGAAAAGTATGTAGACGGCGAAGATGAAGTCATTGATATGGAAACACTGATCAATGAAGTAGCATTACTGCGTAACAAGTGGTTAGGTATTATGAAGGGCCTTGAAAGTAAAAACTTTATGCTAGGACATATTACAAGACTGCGTACCGCAGGCATGGAAGATGCAACCATCAATTAACGAATTACTTGAAAGTTGGGAACAAATTAAAAACAAAAGTTGCCCCACCGCATTAAATATAGCCGATGCCAGTGGTTATCTACGAGCCATGGACAAAGTCGATCAACTAGCACAAGAAGTGCGTAATTGCAGATTGATCAACGATAGGGTAGGCGAAATGCGTAACACTGCAAAATTTATTGAAGCCTACTACGATTTTTCCAAAGATTTTGTTTTCAGAACACTTAAAAATGACCGAACGACATAGCCTACACGTACTAAATGCACTCTACGAGTACGATACCTTTTTAGACAGCCTACGCAAAATATGCGACATGGGCTGTGGAACAGGGCAAGACATCAATTGGTGGGCCACCTTGACTACCAGAGATGATCCACCAGTGCCGCACAACTATAAATGCTACGCCGTTGATCGTGATCCATCAAAATTAGCTCAAGTACCTGATCATCCTAACATCACTAAAATTGAAAAAGATTTTTCAGATTTGTGTTTGCCGTCAGAAGTAGACCTTATCTGGTCGCACGACAGCCTGCAGTACAGTATCAATCCTTTACAGACATTACGTGTTTGGAACCAGCAGATGAACGTCAATGGAATGTTGGTTATTTCGGTGCCAATGCACACCGGCGTAGAAAATAATAATTTCTACAGTAGAACACACAGTGGGTGTTACTATCATTTCACTCCTACTAGTTTAATCTACATGCTAGCTGTCAATGGGTTTGATTGTAATGATGCGTATCTGTACAAAAAATTCAATGACACATGGTTGCATATGGCAGTTTACAAATCTAACATAGAACCAATGAACCCTGCTACTACATCCTGGGCCGATCTAATAGACACCGGACTACTGAATCCTACTGTAGTAAACAGTATACTAAAATGGGGTTATGTGCGACAAGAAGAAATATTGTATCCGTGGCTAGATAGAGAAAACTACTATATTGACTATGTAAGTTTGCGTACCGAAGTGCCCAAAGAAGCTGGTGACCCTATAGTAACTGGAGTGTTTAACGTAGAACATTCTGGGCCTAATACAATAATTAAACAGTCTCCTGAAAAAAGATTGCAAACTAACTTAGCTCGCAAGGTAGGGGTACTACGTCCACCTAAAAAATATGATTAATCAAGTGGTATTAGTAACAGGTGGGTTTGATCCTCTTCACTCGGGGCATATTGCCTATTTTCAAGCCGCAAGACGCTTAGGTGACATGCTAGTAGTTGGCGTTAACAGCGACAGTTGGCTTGAACGCAAAAAAGGTCGGGCATTCATGCCAGCCAACGAACGCATTACTATTTTACAGAATCTCAAGATGATTGACCACTGTATATTGTTTAATGACGACGATGGTTCTGCACGTGAAGCAATACGTAACGTTAAGATGATGTATCCTAACAGCAAAATTATCTTTGCCAACGGCGGTGACCGAACTGCTGACAATATTCCAGAAATGACAGAAACAGATGTAGAGTTTGTCTTTGGTGTAGGCGGCGAAGAAAAAATAAATTCTAGTTCGTGGATACTTGAAGAATGGAAGGCACCTAAAACACTACGTCCCTGGGGTTACTATCGTGTGTTACATGAAGCACAGGGCACCAAAGTAAAAGAACTTACTATTGATCCTGGACAAAGTTTAACATTCCAACGACACTTTGAACGTAATGAACACTGGCACATAGCAGAAGGGCAGTGTCAAATTGACTTTGAAGATAACACCGCACGTAGTCATATAAAACTTAAACAGCACGATCAGTTTACTATCCAAGCAGAGTGCTGGCACCAACTACATAATCCCTACGATAAGCCCTGTAAGATTGTAGAAATACAATATGGCGTCTACTGCGGCGAAGATGATATAGAACGCAGATAAATACAACAATAAGGTATCACCATGAGATTTTACGACGTTCTTCCAGAAGCTAAAGGTATTTTTGGTCGTTTGCCCGGCGATCAGTTTGTCAGCAACGACGGCAAAGCCTATCAATTTGTTGCCGCTACAGCCTTTCCTGATGCCGAGCAAGCAAAGTTTGCATCCCCTCAAGAACGTGATCAAGCTATTGCTCAATTTGAAAAAAATGCCGGTGCTAAAATTGAGTGGACCAACAACCCTGGCGGCAGTGCTTTTGCTGTAGCTGAATTGGATAATCAGGACGGCGAGCGTGTATTCTGGGGTCGTTACTTACAACAGACTAAACCTAACATGCTAGGTATCTGGAGCAACAAAGATATTCCGGCTGGATGGAAACTTGCTACCAAAGGTGCACAGAAATTACAAGCAGGATTTGATCCACAGAATCTTATTAAGACTGAGCAGGTCTTTAATAATGTAACCCAACTAATTCAAACAGTATCTACTAACAGTCCAGACCCGGTTAAAGATGTGTTTGCTGAAAACTTAAAAAATTTAGCATCAGGGCAAGGTGCTGTAGTATTCCCTGGTATGGCGCCGCAGATGGAAGCTGTCCGAGACTACTTTGGCGAAATTATGCAACCAGTGGCACTTATGGGAGGCGTAATTGGTGGGCAGGCCGAAGATGCACGTATGGTACTAGCTGATGGTGCACCTTGGAGTAAATGTAAAGTACAGTTTCCAATGGCAATGAACGCTGCACTATGCGATAGCTTTGTTATTGCGCCAAATGGACAGGAAATTGGAATCAGCTCAAAAGGTGGTAGTGGTGCTAAAGCTAGTGCTAAGAATCTCTACGATGCTTACAAAAAAGCAGAACGTGAAGGCAATACCGAATTAATGCAGACAGCCCAGTTTGCCATTGGTGTAGTAAGGATAGTGGCAGAAAACACCGCCGCAGCTGGACCGTTTGTACTAGGTGAAAGACTTAAGGTACCAGGAATAACACAAGAGTTGTTTGATGAAGTGATGCTATACATTAGAACAGGCAAAACCTCATTTGATGGAATCACTCCACAGGCCAGACAAATACTTGCTCCATACAAAGTTAAAGCTGATGTAGTAGGTTTTAACACAGGTTACGCTATTATGGCCGCAGTGGCTAAGACTGTAGCTAATGCTGTTAACATGAACGAGCAGTTTAGTGCAGGTGCACTTGCACTGCTAAATCAATCTAGTATTATTCAAATCTATACTAAGATGGCCAAGAAAGGCAACGATGCAGTATTGACTGGTTTTAATGCTGTGTACCCACCCAATTTTGAAGGCCGCATATTAATGGACGGTGGCAAAAACTACTACAGTTCACGTATTGGTGGCAAATTAGCATTTTATTTCAAATAAACCACTTGACCTTAGTTTTGAAATCTCTTATAATGTAGCTTAACATTTAGTTTAGGACATTCAATGAAGCCACAAAATTCCGTAGAAGCAGTAAACATTGATCGCGCTCTAGAAGCAATCGGTGGCAATAGATTTTATTTGATCTTAGCTGCGGCACAACGAGCAAGAGAAATATCTTCACAGCGTATATTTGCTGAACGCAACGGCGACCATACTAAGTATCCACATCGTCCTGCAGTCTCGGCTCTTAAAGACATCGCTGAAGGGCGCATAGGTCCAGAGTATCTTAAAAAGATACGCTAACAGTTCAGGGCCTTTAGCTCAGCTGGTCAGAGCAGCGGACTCATAATCCGTTGGTCCAGGGTTCAAGTCCCTGAGGGCCCACCATAACACAAGGAAAAGTATGACATACTCAGAAGCAGAATATCAAAAAGCCATGGAAGAGTTTTTGGCCAATGGCGGGCAAGTACAACAAATAGCACGTGGTGTAGTCAGCGAAACAGCTACTACAAATTTTTGGGGTGCTCCTAAAAAGAAAAAGAAAGAAGATACAGCCGAATCAATTGAACCTGATGTTGAATAAATTAAAAAATTTATTTCGTAAACCTCTAATTTTAGTAGGTAGCCGACAAAACTTAGATGATATTGCATCTGCGGCCAGAGTATGTGGATACAAAATTATAGGAATCCTAGATAAACACTACTGGGGTAATACAGAATCGATCTGTGGCATTCCAGTAATAGGGTCAGAGGAAGAACTGTTAGATCCTAAGTGTCGTTGGAAAAAGTATAGTTTCTTTCCAGCCAATTGGTGGGACGGTAAACAAGCCATTGGAACCAGAACATTTGATGGCGACGCACTAAGAAGAGAACGATTGGCTTTACTTGACCGTTCGGGTGTTCGTGTAGTAAACTTGATTATGGATCCTTACGTGCATTGGTTTCATTTTCGCAAAGGATTTAAAGTTGGTAAAGGTGTGCTAATATTAGCCGGTGCTAAGATTGGTGCTGATGTGGTAATTAGTGACTACTGTGCTGTTGATTGGGACGTGCGATTAGTTGGTAGTCAATTAGGTAGAAATACTATTGTTGGTGCAGATTCTACCTTAGCACATGTACATACTGGTAGTAATGTACGAATTGGTGTTAGTTCTACTTTGGTAGCAAGTCGTAAAAAGAATGTTATTACCGTTGGAGACAACGCAATAGTTTATATCAAAAGTTTAGTCTTAGACGATGTACCGGCAGATAGTGTTTATACAATGTATGGACAGACTAGGAAAAGAATCAAAAAACCAGCATAATTATATGGTATTTTAATTCTAGACTAAATATTTTAGTCAGAAGACAAAAAAGAGGTTGACACAAGTACGAATAGATTGTATACTTGTTGTATAAATTAATTAGGAAGTGCGAAAGCAATGACATATTCAGTAAGACATTTAGGATTATCAAAACAGCTACCCGTAGCCACGATATCCTATTGGTCAGCGATTGAGAATATGAATAGTGATCGTACACCAGGCTTTATGGGGGTCCTTAG